GAAGATACTTGATTAGCAGCAGTATTTGAAAATGTATTAATAACTGCCACAATATCAGCGGCACTATTTCCGGTTTGTGGTATTTTGTAAAAGGTTAGGGTTTCATTATTCGAAAATGTCGTAACACTATTAGATGTTGAGTTTGTCCCTGTATTCAAATATTGGATGTATATACACATAGTATTTGGATAATTAGTACTTAAACCGGAATTAGAGTAAAGTACACGTGCAGAAAGGCCAGACGCATTCGAAGTGGCCTGTGTGCCAACTAAGGCAGATATATCATAATTACCGTATTGAGAAACTATACCCACACCATTCGAGGCGAAATCCGCTAAACGAATATATGGCAAAACAGGAACGTCGGTGATGGAACAACCCGTTACAATATCACCATTTTTAAACGCCCATGAACCAAATTTTTCAATTTGGTCTTGCAGAATAGACTGAACTTGTGTTAATTCTCTTGCCTGTACAGCAGCCGATGGTCTAAACAAAATTCGGTAATAATTATTAGTTGGGTCATAGTCGTCAAAATATGGTGATATATTTAAATTTGTTTCAATTGGCATTTGTTAACCCTAATTAAAATTGAATTATCAATTTAAAAGCTTCGTTTTGTGTACTTAATCTATTGACGGTATTGATAGATTGAGTATAAATTGATTTGGTATCTTTTGTATAAATGCTACCTAGTGTATTTATACTGATACCAGATGAAATTGTATTACTTGGATTGTTTATATATTCATTATTCGAAAATGTTTTATCACCAACCAAAAATATAGTAGAGGTATTACAAAATACAACTGTTCCTACTGACCCCGATGTATTACCAATAACAGTATCACCAACAGTATACGGTGTTGATAAAACAGGTGATAGATTTGCTTCTAATAATTGATTGAAAGTATTGCTTGTATATGATATACCTTCTGAACCTGTATTTGTTATGGAATTTGGATTTTTTATTAATCCAATACGATTGTAAGATATATTTGTTGAAATTGTATTAGCTTCTGAATTAGCAAATATAAAACTTACTGCCATACCCTGCACGAATAATTCACTTGATGGATCAGCCCCATGACCACCAACAGGAGGAACAATGGTTTGTAAATTAGCACCAGAACCGTAATGTGTATTACTTACAATTGTTGCTGTTGCCCAAGAAATATTTGAACCACCATTAATTATAACAACATTAGCGATACTATTTGACACAGTATTAATAGTAGTATATGCTTGTGGATAAACATCACCATCACAGTTAAATAATACAGTTGGGGAAATGATATACTGCGTAATGCCGGTTTGGATTAGACTAGTATTAACATTGTTTGTAAATACCCACTTACCTGATGAATTAGAGACGTAATCAGTAATAAACAATAATTGGGCAGATGTTGGGTTTGCATTATTATAAAGGTATATACTATTATTTTTGTAATATGTGTTTGAAGTATTTGCGCTTGATTCAATCTGAATTATGTTTGTATTAACACTTTGTACTGTCCCATTATGATACGTTTCATAACCATTACCACTATTTGATATTAGGATATTATCAATGCCAGCGTTTTCTGCTGCGGAAATTTGTATTGATGTATTAGCATAAATAGGTACAAAATTCGAAGTAGCAAACTTGTTATAATTTTGAGTGTTAATGGTTGTTATATATCTCCATTTATAGTTATCACTCGTCTGAAATGTTATAGACTGTGTGGGCACAGTAATAGAAACTGGGTTTGATGTAGACGGAGAATTGTTTGCATTATCGATACATTTATATATATGATATGAAGTACCTAATTGTGATACAACATAAAAATTTGTATTTGATAGATCAACGTTGTTATTATACATACTATAAACAGTATTAGATGACCATATAATATTGTTTATTACCGGAAATATATCACCAGAGCTAATCTGTTTACCAAACATCATATTCCATTCGTTTATAAATGATTCGTCCGCAGATGAAGATGGTATATTATTGGAGTATGACGCAAATGCATAGTAATATGCTGTATTCGTATTAATAGAATTTTGAATATCTTCTATCACAGACTTTTTAAAACCAGATAGTAAAGTTCCCATATTAATATCCTATTGCTTGCCAAAATATTTTTGTATTTGTATTTGCGGCTGTAGTATTGGATGAATTATTCCAAACAAAGGACGAATTGTTTGAAGATGAAATATAATGTACAAGAGTGTTAGCAATAGGTGTTAATGTTATAGATGCTACATTAGTATACGGCGTACTAAAATTTACAGTAGATGATGTGGTGGAATTAACTGATGCGTTTGACGATCCCCATTGTAATAACAAACCATTTGGTAAATATGTATATCCGTTTGTAGTTTTTGATGATGTCCCTAAAATAAGACCTGTATTATTAGATATGTTTATAGCAGATGATATATTGGCAGTTGGTATATTCACCTGATTATAAAAATACACTGTAGAAGAATTCATACTTAATGCAATGTTGTTATTGACATTAAAATATATTCTAGAATCTGAACCTTCAGTGCTGAAATACAAAGACTGATTAGCTGTATAATTGGTATAAAATATAGCACCATTAGATGCCTGTGTTAATAAAAACACCTGACCGTTCGATGTTAATTCTACTGTTGGTGAGGCTGTTGTATTGCCTGATATTGCAATAAGTCCGTTTGCATATATGTTGTTTGCAACTATGTTGTTAGAAGCAACTATTGTGGTCGTATATATATTGTTTATTATATAGGCACTATTTGATGCAATTATATTTTTTGCATATACGTTAGATGATGATACTATATTAGCAGACGCATTTATAGAATTAGCACTCAGCCCAATAACTGTCATATTGTTAGTAGTCAGTGTCCCTGATGAGACATTTATAGAAAAATTACCATAAAAATCAGAAAAATTCTGATTTATCTTTATCATCGCCGTGCGTAATGTATCACCAGTTCCGTCATTCGGATTAGTTCCAATATTAATTGTTTGTTGTGTCATATTAGTTTACCTTTTAATTCCAAATTTCTAGAAGACTGTTTATATATAAATTACTATTATCAGAGGTGTATAATGTTGTATCGGCCAATAAAGTATAAGTTGAAACATGAATAGCATTTGTAGTTTCGTTGGTAAGGGTCATGTATGAATTCTCCACAATTGTTTGGTTATATTCACCGAACAATTCAGAACCAGATGGATGAAACGCATTATATAAAATATTTTTATATTTATCTAACGTTAATGATGTTTTTATTTGGTAAGAATAATCTTGGTAGAAATAGCTATCTTGAATATATTTATCAGAATTTAAAAAGCCTCTAGTTGTTGTCCAGTAACCAACGTCTCGTCCAACACCTTTTTTAACAACATGACCTTCAATGTAGATGGTATTATCGTATTCGTTGATAGTAGTTTTTAATATAGCACCATTACCAGTGTTTGTTGAAATCCCTACTTTAGGAATGTCAATAAACCCAGACCCATTGTAATTCAAAATAACTGAAGTAACTTTACCATTAGAATCTGTGGTGATGTAACCATTTGCAGTTGTATCAAATCCACTTGAAGTAAATATCAATTTATCGTTATTACTGTAATTTAAACCACCATCTATAATTATAGGTGTTGACAACGAATTATATCTATAAGCTCTAACCACTTCATTATCTATATAACCTTTGCCTGAACTTAGAGCTACAACTGATGTAACTATATTATTACCAGTAAGCGGGTTCGTGAATATATATTCGTTTTCACCATTAATACTACCATCCGATGTGCTCATAATATTAGATGTTTCTATAAAATTAGCCGGAAGGATGACTGGTGCAGCACGAAACACACCAATATTATTGGCATATGTTGGTGGTCCATAAAGTGTTAAGTTAGTATCACTATTCACCGAACGTATAATTTTATAATCAATGGTTATACTATTCGATTGTAAAGCAATTACATCATTATTAACAAAATATTTTGTGAAAGATGTATTGGTTCCAATTATAGTATTTGACGCAACATTGATATTTACTGTGCCATTCAGTGGTTTAGATAAAAGAGTTGATCTAACAAATATAAATGGTGTTCTAATATAATTATTACCAGTTCTGATATTTGTTAATGATGCAATAGTTCCGAATGAGTCTGTTGCAGTTGAAAGCAACGAACCTATAGAAGATTGTGAATTACCACTTGAATTAGCTGGAAAATTATAAGAAGCCGCATTTAATATAGTGTTTGCATAATCACATAAAATATCGGTATTATATGTGATATTTCTTACATACGACAGGTTATTCAATGAAAATGCAGCACCACTTCCAACGGTATCCCCGTCTCCATTATAAAGAAATACATGAGCGTTTTGCGTATATCCAAAACCACCATTGATTATATCAAAATTTAATGATCCATAACCATAGCTGACATTAGTTACTTTCACTTTACCGTTTACACCGAACGATAATTGTTTATTATTTAATGGATCATAGTGGGCTATTTTTAAAATATCCCCTACCTGAAAATTTTGTCCACCGTTAATTATATTTAAACTATCTAATGATCCCAAAACAAATGGAGCAGTTGCAATAGAAACAGAATCGTTTTCATTCTCTATTATTAATTTTTCACCTTGATCAAATGTACCTCCGTTAGGCTGTACATTTGATATAGAAAAATTACACACCACCGAATTAGTTATGTAATTTTTTACAATGTTTTCAACTATCGCAGAAGTCCCTGATGTTACACCAATAATTCTTTTTCCGATGAATGCATCTAAATTACCATTATCGTTTATTTCAATATATTTTGGTTGTACCCATGTTCCATCAGATGCTCTAAGTATATCTTCGCCGGGGAGATATACTGTAATATCTTCATTATAGATTAATTTAAACAGTAGTTTATAACATTCTGTAGTACCCTTTGAACGGTATACATCGGTAATATGTTTTAATAGTAATTGTTTGTTGATAATTATATCAAACGGGATGCTATATAGATATTTCTGTTGAAAATGTTCTAAAAACTGAGTTAATGTTGTATCAATGTCACGATATTCTAATAAATTTCGTGCTTCGTAGATAGGATTGCCTTGAGACTCCATCCACTCATAATATGTCTTCATAAATTGAATAAAATTAGGTCCGTCCTCTTTATAAAAGGACGGAAATTGATTTTGAACAAAATTCGATATCTTTTTTTCTATTGAAAATTCCATTAATATTATGCTGCTTCCATAGTTATTGATACATCATTTTGATCAATGATCAAAATTTTATTATTATTTATTAATATATCCTTATTCAATGGTGTAGCATATATTGATATATTATTATTGTAGTTTGCCACCTTGAAATTGTTCAAGGTCAAATAACCAGTTGAATAATTTATTGTTCCTATATTGCTGTTCAATACTTGGAAATTACCAGTAATATTTGTGAATACTACTATGTTACCAACACAATCATCACGTAAATAAGAAAGTGGGTAAATGTTTCCAGAACTATCCACGTAAGTAAAGGGTGTGGACATTATTAAAGGTTCGTCCGCAAAAATTGAATATGAGTTATACCCTATAGATGGGTTATTACTTTCAGAGTCCAGTGGGTTATTGAAATCTACAACAATAGATGTGGTATAATTTAATTCTGGAGTTATTTTCTTGATTATTCTTAGATTTGTGTCATTGCTTACTAAAGACTGATCTGAATTATCAATACATGATACTAGTTTGGAATAACGTAAATCCGCACCAAATGATTCTATATTAGTATTGCTAAAATTATTTATGTTGGTTCTTATTATAGTTTCAAGTTGTGATGGTGTTGTTAATGTGGATGATGAGTTATATTGAATTTTACTAGTGACTTCGCAGTACAAATAATCTGGGTCTGTTATAATTATACGGTTAGGTAAAACTATATTTGGTTTTAAAAAATCTGAAATTTCTGTTTTGATATAATCAGGCGCAATAGTTCCTACACTTGGCTGAATAGCCAATACAACTCTACCATATTGTTTTGGTTCTAAAGTTTCACCACCATATACATTAACATCTGAAATTATATTACCATATTGTGATAATATCAAAGATTTATAATCATCAGAAGATACTGCTCGTTCTTGTGTTGCGAAAAAACGTGGAGCATAAAATTTAATTGAATCCATAGATTCTGAATTAGCGCCGCCCGCCGATGTTGAAATAGTAGTGATTTGTTCTACAGTGGCCTGACCGCCGTTAATAACACCTAAATCTTGGTCACAAATAAAAGATGAAATACCATTTCCATCAGTACCATTTGTAACACGATAATTTAAATATATAACAGATAGATATAACGGTAATCTACCAAATTGACCATCACCAAAAACAATCTCATACGTACCATTCTCTGCGCCCTGAAGAAAATATGCGGGTGTTTCGTTTGTTAAATTAAATAAGCTGCTATATCTTATAAAATTTACATTAGACGAATTTTCTGCTACAATTACTTCTAAGCTATCAGTGTCTATATTCGGATTAGATATGATAAAACGTTGTGCTTCGTTAGTAGGATCAAATATGAACACATCTGATATATATTTACCCTCATATACAGGTAAATTGTTTATACTATACGTACTGTTTGAAGACGTATATGAATAATCTTGATCTGTAATGAAAGTAAATGTTCCGTTTGCATTTGTTCCACTAAAATTACTTCCTTTAGGAATTGTAAAGGGCGTGGCTGTACCATATCCAATAACATTAAAACTTATATTTGCTTCGGAGGATTTAAATGAATTTGGGACGTAATTTAAATCCTTAGCATGTGAAACCACTGAATCACGCATCTGAGCCGAATCAAGAAACATTTCAGAAGCCACCATATTCAAATAGAATGTGTTCAAATATGTATTGTAGGACAATACATCTAACAATACATTCATATTTGAACCTTCAAAATCAAAGTCTTTAAACGTTGACTGTGATGATAAAAATGTTTGTAAAGATGTTTTTAATGTATCAAAATCAAGATTGGTAAGTTGAATTGAAGTATTTGTTGACATTTATCTTATTCTTTTTAATGGGAATGTGAGATTTATTTGGTTACTGTTATTTATTAAATTGTACGTGATAATAACCGTTAATGTATTGTAATCTGTGGATTCTGTCACAGTAACATCTATTAAATTTACTCTTGGTTCATTATTATTTATTGTTGTGGTTATGAAAAATTCTATATTAGTCATACTGGTAAAATCGTTCATTTCGAACAAAGAATAGTTGATATTTGAACCAACAGTGGGCTGAAAAAATCTTTCAGTAATGTTTGTTTTAATTAGGTTTCTAAGAGATTGATTAACAGCAGAAACATCAGTAACCCTACCCAATTGATTTCCAAATGGTGTTTTATTAAAATTATTCAAAAAGTCAGAAAAGGTTTCTGTTTTTTTGTTGTTTAAAACTACATCTGCTCTAGTAATAGTCATTTATATACCTTTATGAGAAAGTTGTTGGAGGTGACGCCGACCCGCCGCCCTGTATTTTGGTTCCACTACCACCAGAAATATTAACTGTACCCGATGCCTGTTCGGTTATATCGCTTCCGGTCAATTTATATGATGATGAACCAACTGTCATTGTTATATCAGTTGGTGATATAACAATGGTTGATGATCCTACTTTAAGTGTTATTTTGGTATTGCTTTTTATTACAATATCTTGCGCTGCTGATACCTGTGCTTTACCAGAATTTACCATAACATCAAAATTACCACTTTGAATGTTTAATCCATATTCACCATTCACCATATGATAATCATTCCCTGTGATAGACGATATTTTATCACCTTCGTGATTAGTATGTAAATCTCCGCTATGGGAATGTACTACATTGCCATTGGATGTATGGAAGCTATCCCCCTCACTATGATGATAACCGCCCTCTTGGGAGCCTCCTAATTCCTTACCACCGTGGCCTTTATATGAATCACCACCGGATGAACTACCCACATCCCCCTTTGTTGAGTGCAAATGGTTTTCTTGTGAATATTGTGCAGAATTACCGTCCACATTCGTGCCTTTTCCGCCACTTGTATATGATCTATCCTGTATAGTAAGTGAGTTTTTTAAACCACTTGCTTCTTGAATATGAAAAGAACCATCATGGTGTACATGCTCAGTATATGCTTGTGAAGGATTTGTCATGTCCTCATGGCGTGTATGAGCCGCCCCTAGCCATGTTCTTTCTGCATGTGAAATAGTTCCATATGCGGGTGTTGCTTCACCACGATCATAAGGGGAATCTTCTAACGATTTATTAAAATTGTCTGCTTTACTCATCGAATACATTTCTCATTAAACTTACGGTTGATAGTATAGCGTTATTAGAAACGCCGGCACTTTGAAGTGTTTGGGTTAATGCATTATAATCTATACTTGACGTGCTAACTGCATTTACCGATAAATCGGATGGTGACACACCAGTCGTCATGAATTGGTTTAATACAGTTGGGTTTGTCACAAGAGCACTTATAATGTTTTGAACACTTAGACCATTCTGTAAATTGAGATTCATTGCCGGCAAAGATACGCCCATTTGTGTCAGACTGCTCACTATAGAAGTAATAGGTCCGATATTGGCTATATTTGATGGTAGTTTAAATGCTGTTGCCGCTTTTTGTTGCATAGCTTTAGCCAGAGCAATATTTTTCGAAAATTTATCCATTGATTTCTTTACAGCCCCCTGATTTAACACAGAATTAGGAAGATGTGTTTGTTGTGCTAATTTTAAAGCCGTGCCTACCAACCCTAACAATTGAGTTAGAAGATTTGTCAGATTGGCTGCTGCATTATTACCTAAAACAGCATCTAACGAATTATCTTGGTGTTCTGAGTTTATAGTATCTAATATAGAATTGATAGTAGAAGGAGGAAACGGAATTGGGGTTTGAAAAAATGGTTTAAATGCGTGAAATAATTCCAACTCCATGATCATTTGTAATGCTGTATTTTGATCAGGCCATGGGTGTTGATATGATAATCTGCGGGAATAAATTATATCCCCTAATGGTCCAACCCACTGAATATAACCGGGATATGGATCATTATCACTCGAAAAATATTGTTGAACATATAAATCAGGTACTAAATCGTAATCAACAGTAATATCTGGTGGGGGAGAGGTTGGACCATATACTACAGGTGGTATAACTGTTACAGGAATATTGTTTTCCCCGTTTACAAGTATTTGTTGAATTAAATATGACAACCCCTCAAATAATGTGGTTTGATAATCGGGGAAAACAATATTCCTG